CCAAAGCGCCCAGCATCTTCTGCCTTTCGCACTCTGCTAACTCCAGCATTTCCAGGGAATCTTCCAGCCTTAGCAATTCGACCGTTGTCGTCGACGTAAAGCTCTACTTCACCCTGGTCGCCAACTGGCTTAACTTCTGCAACTCGCTTGTTGCCCTGCTTACCAAGAGAAATTACGTCACCTGGCTTCAAGTCAGTTAGCGGGACCTCTTCAGGCTTGCTTTGAGCTTCGCTAATTATTGAATCTAGATCTGGCTCTCCACCATAAAAACCTTCTGCCATTGCGTCATGGATTAGGGCTTCTTCAAAAGGTCCGTCAAGTTCAGCTGGATCTTCACCGTCCCTAGCCGTGTCCTCGGGAGCTTCATCCAAAAGGTCAGCAACATCTTCACCCTCGACAGCCTCCATTCCTGGAGGTAGTTTTGCTAGAGGCTCTTGGTCACGCTCTGCGCGGAAGTCTTTGTCTTCTTCGTCGGTAAGACCGCCGTTTGCTAGTTCGATGTCTAGGTCGTCAGCTGGCTTTGGGTTTAAGTCTTCTAGCTTGTTGTATTTTTCACCTAGTCCCTTTGGCAAGGTGTGCTGAAGGTCTGGGTCAATGCCCTTGCGCTTTAGGAAGTCACGGTCGAGCTTAATCTTAGTGTCGAGCTCTGCAGTAGCGGGGTCTAGCTCAATTACAGTGTTTTTTCTTAGGTCCAGTTCGGGAGCATCTTCTGTTAGTAGAGCCCTAATCTTATTTTTCTCGCCTTTAGAAGTAGCAGTTCCACCAATAGCCTTTAGACTGTACTTTTTTATTGAACCAGGACGGCCACCAATCGAACGGCCCTTGCTGTCCTCGGGAACGAAGTCCTTTCCTTGAATCATGCCGAAGAGGGCAGCACCAGTAGGAATCCAGCGGCCCTTTTTGTCACGGGGCTGCAGCTTGACACGTGCACGGCGAGCAATAGGGGAGTTACCGTCAGCAATCAAGGTTTTGAGGTCAGACATTAATTTCCTCTTTAGTATATTAAAACTACTAAAATTTTACCCTATTAAGGTAGTTGTTAGTTAGAGAGCAGCGAGTTGATTAGACTCATGGTGTCTTTAGAAACAGCCCCGCTAGAAACTAAAGCCTTTACTCGACTACTAGCGTGTATGGATTCGATTGAATCACTAGACGCTGTAAGTGACGCAATGACTGCATCCCGAGAAGATTCGTCCAGTTCTGGTGCACCTGCAATCCACTCAATCTGAGAGGCTGTGGACGCAATAATTGCCGTAGCTGGATGACCTGTGTTGAGTAGATCGTTGTGCTCGGAAACTTCTTCTAGAGCGTCTGTCTGGTTTAGAGTTGAGTACTCTAGGAAAGAGTGAAGCTCCCACAATATGGCATCGGAAAGTTCGGCACTCGAGCAGCTGTCAGCATATGCATCGTAAGATCTAGAGGCAACCTCGGCTGCGGCAGACAGCCCAACCTGACGTGACCCTCCAACCTTAGAGTTATAGAGAGAAAGAACTTCTTCGATTTCATCTGAAGTCAAAACTGACTGAAGCTTTTCAAGTGATTGGGCGGCCTTTAGTGGAACACAGTTTGGCACCATGTCTCCGCCTTTGCCCTTTTTCATGCCAACTTGGACATACCCTTCCCAGCAAGGGTCACCAGGGTTCTTCTCCAAGGCAGCCTCGTCTTCGTGCTCGGAGTCCTTCATGAGAGTTCCGTCTGGCATGTAGTGATAGCCTTCAGGAGCTTCTTTTTTGCCAGCTTCTAGATTTTCTGCAGGCGCAGCGTGACCACCAGAAGCATTAATTACTTTGTCTAAGTACTCAGACACTATCGAACTCCTAGGAATGCCTTAATCTGCCATCTCCACTTTTTGTGCATGTCTTCGCGCTGAGCGAGGAAGTCCATGAGACCAAACTCGCGGCACTTTTCTGCAATCTCCCCTGCTTCATGTAGACAGTGAATCATCATGTCATTGACACGAAGTGCTGACTGAAGCATGAACTGTACGGAGCTGCCATCATGACGCTCTTCTTTGATACAGGAAAGCTCTAGGTAGTCCTGTAGTAGGTAAGGCGCTGGGTATCCAACCTTAAGAATATTTTCAGCAAGGTCGTCAACTGAGCCTTCGACGTCTTCGTACAGCATTCCGAAGAACTCGTGGTACTCACCGAAGTCTGGGCCAAGTACGTTCCAATGATACCCCTGAAGGATAAATCTGGTTGTAACGGTGTCAGCTAATAGGTGAGCTAGCTTTTCGCCTAGTTCTGGGTTTGGGTGGTGCATACTATGCCTCTGGTTCCGCTAGTGGTGGGGTGGCTTCAGCAGGTGTAATTGGAGCTTCTTCAGAGTCCTCTACCTGCTCTGGTTCTCCCTGTAACAGTTGATCAATTTCTGGAGGAATCGGGGCTCCGCCCTCTTGCATTGTCTGCTGACGCATTTCTCCCATAACTTCTGGTGCAACGGAGCGGAGCAGTGCTTCGGTGAGCTCTGGAGTAACCATACCCTTTTGCATGACCATACGAAGTACGTACTCCTTTGGATCTGGAGCATCTGCTTCTGAGAATCCGTGAGCACGACGCCATGCGTCGTAGGAAACAGCAATCTTGTCGAATCCTGCATCTGCATCTGCAGCACGGTCGTTGCGAGTGGCAACCTGGGATGGGTCAAACCAAATGCAGACATCCTTTACTTCTTGCTCGGAGTATCCGTTAGCAATCAGGTATGGACGCAGATAGACAACAGTAAGCGCGTCAACTATAAGCAGCATCAGTGGTTCGATGTGTGCCTTGTAAAGAGCTTCGTCAATTTGCAGCGCGTTAGAGTACTTAACGTTTGCAAGACCAGTGACTACATCCTTAGGGACATCTAGTCCCTGCATGATGCGCTCTAGTACGCGGTCTGCACGCTGTGCCAAGGCGGGGTCGAAAGAACGCTCAAACTTGAACTGCTTGATGCGGTCGCCAAGCTCCGCAGGTCCGCGAATGATAAGTGGTACAACGGCAGATGCAGAATCCTCGTCCTTAATAGGCGTGGTCATTGCATCAATTAGCTGGTCTTCAAACTCGTCCGCTGCTTCCTCAGCTGTGTAAGTTTCGTTGTAATTTCCATCTTCATCGTAAGGATAATCAGGGTCAGGACCAGCGGCAACAGAAAGACCGTCAGGAAGATATAGAGCGCCAGCATTGAGGCGAGAGCGAGCAGTCGCACGGAATGTCCTATTCAAAAGTAGAAGCTCGGCGCAGAGGTCTAGTAGACCGCGCAAGCTTGAGTCAGCCTCTTGGGTGTAGCGAGGGTGTGAACGCCAGATGCGTCCAACGAATGAAGACTGAGGGAGGCGAATAGCATCCTTGTTGCCCTGAGACATTACAGACGCAGTTCCTCCTCCAATATCGCGACGAGGATTAATTATGTAGTTGCCTTTAGAGTCAACCTGTAGCTCATCAATCGAGCGAACGTCCCAGGTCTCGGGAAGTCCAGAGCCAATACGTTCTGGAAGCTGAACTAGATAGCACTCTCCTGTAACTTGCAAGTTAAGAGCTGCATCTTTAAGGAGGCCTGCTTGTCCGCCATATGCAGAGCTAAGACGATCAAGTGCACGCTGAGCGGCAGCCGCTAGCTTGACGTCAACCCTCTCTACACCCTCGATGGGGGATGGTGCGTCTGCTGGATTACTAATAGCAGCTGCATAGAGACGAATACGAGATACAACAGACGCAACTAGGTTAAAAGCGTACTTGATTTCACCAATTGAGTCGTAGTACTCCCAGGCTTCTGTCTGCCAAGCGGTGGATGCTGACTGTCGACGAGCTTTGAATAGCTCTGCCTCGGTTTTGTCGTCTAGTTTGACCTGGGCAGCGGCCGCGGTTAGACCTCTAGGTTGATTAAAAGCTGCTGGTTCGGCATAAACAACGCCAAAAGAGTCAACAGACACTCCAGGAGCTACGCGAGTGGCAGTTCTAGGTGCTGAAGCACGCACACCCCTACGAGATTCGCTTGGTTTCTCGTTTTCTTTCTTGAAAATAGCCAAAAGTGGCTCCTACCTGTCTTATCGCTCAATCCAGGCTGAAAGTAGCCCGATTACAGCAGAAATAGCCAATACTAATGATACCACAAAGGTCAATTGGGGTAAAATCGAGGCTCCAATTACGAAAAGTAGTGCAACCCAGAACCCAGTGCACCAATTGCAGGTGATCAGGTAGCCAATTTTGGTCGTTGGACCAAATTTTGACCAGATCCATCCGCGAAAACTGTCAGCAATCGCGTCTGTAGTGATTAAATGAGTCATTCTGTATGCTCCAAGAGCCAAAATGATGAAACTAACAGTAGTAATTTCCATTATTCATCCTTAATCGAGGCCAAAGTTCTGTAAGGATTCCAACCTCGTAGTCGAGAACCACATCCGCAGCCTCGGTCTTTCCTAAATGCTAGCATTTTTCCCGACGAAGTGACAACATAAGAGTCTTCACCAGCGTCTTTCGACGGTTCAAAGGTCGTATATGTCTCGCGAAATACGACTTGCGGCCCTTCTGGCCCGTCTTTTGCCACCATAATGGTCTCATCTGTAACAATAACCCTTGTAACGTCTAAATATTTTGTGTCTTTAGTTGGTGGCTGACTGCTTAGAGAGGTTACATCGTCTGTAAACCCTGCAGGTACAGCCACTAAATTGCATGGAAACCTGTCCATGATTATCTTTGACACTATCTTACCCTAAAAACTCTTCCCAGACGGGAAGTGTTAGGAGATGTAACTCCCATTTTTCTGTCGGCGTAGCTTTTTGCTCTAATTTTTCCACCGCTAAAGCCTGGAGGTGGTTTGATTAGCAGTGCAGTGAGAGCGTGAACTAGTGCATCGACGCGGTCTGGGGATTTTCCTTCGCCTGGAATCCAAGAATACATCTGAGATTCGAGGTCTTGGTGATATCCAACGTGGTGGACGCGCCCCTGTTCGTATGCAAGAACTGTAGGCTCTGCTCGAAGCTGCTTTCCGTACTTGGAGTGAACTTCTAGAACCTTGATCGTCGGGTCTATCGAGAGAATAGCGTTTTTAACAAGTGCGCCTCCTTGATTAACTTCGGCAACAACGGGACAACCCCACTTACGAGCCATCTCCACAACCTTACGGGCCCAGGTGTCTGGGGAACCGTGAATTGAAGCGTCTTCAAGAACCCACGCGTTTCTCTTATAGAGGTCATGTTCGGCGCTTGACGCACATACCACAATTCCACACTCATCACGGGGATTCTCAGCAACCGAAGGGTCCACGCCGATAACACGTAGCGGAGTAGAAAGCGGATAAACCGCTTCTCTAGAGGACTCAACCATTTCTTCAGTCCAGAGCGCACCTTCGACATCATCGAGCATCTCTCCATAAAGCTCTTGGCGGGCAAGTGTTGTTCCTTCGTATACACCCATAATAGTGTCTAGATAAGCCTGCGATAGGTTGCCCGCGTTGTCCATCGTAGAGCCTTTTGTGACAACAACTTTAGAGACCCCTGGCCTATCTGTTCTGGACTCTTCAATAAGTTTGTAAAGCAGCGGAACTCGCTTAGGAGTGGTCGTAACTAAAATCTGAGGGTTTTTACCAAGACGAGTACCAACGCGGAGGTTGTCGAACGCGGTCATACCAGCAGCGTCTGGAGTCTGACGCCATGCAGCCACCTCATCGCCCCATGCGTGAGTGAACTGCGGACCACGAAGCGAGTCAGGTTCGTCAGCAGTAAAGAGCGTTGCGGTGTTTCCGTTGGGCCAAGTTAGACGTCGCTTGGATGGCTCGTAGTGCGGCTTCTCTGAGGGAGGCGAGACCGAGATAATTCCAGATTCACCTTCAACGATAACGTCACGAACGTCGGCAGCGGTACGGGCGGCGAGAGCAAATCGGCGTTGACCATCTTTTGTGTACTTTGCTTGTTCGCGTACCCACTCGGACGCAAGACGGGTTTTACCAAAACCACGACCAGCGAGAACTAGCCAGACGTTCCAGTCGCCTTCAGGAGCTTTCTGCTCGGGACGAGCCCAGACGGACCAGTCCCAGACTAGAGACTCGGGGTTCATACCCGCTAGGGCTTCGAGGCGTTCTTCTTCAGGCAGTAACGCGAGCTGCTCCATGATGCTTTTACCCATAGGGTACTATTCTAGCTCAGACATGCGGCGTAGAGCTGAGACTGGTATTGAATACGTTGCTTTTCCGCCTTCTTCTCCTGTTATGTAGTCTGAGATCATAACCTCGTATGGGTAGCACCATCCGAGTGCTTCATAGGGTGGGGTCTGATATCCGTTGTCTTTGCTTCTTCTAATTTTAGTTTCTGGGCCACCAACTAAAAGAACATAAGGAGCTCTATCGTTATCGATGCTACTACTGAGTCTTAGGGTCGGAGTGACTGAATTGCCTCTTGTAAATTTATAGCGGACTTCCCAGTCTCCGACATCTGGCTCTTGTTTAAAGGTGTTCACGCTAGGGATAAAGTTTTCGTGGGTCCCCAGATACATTTTTGACCAGGCAATTTCGGCTCCAGCAGTGACTGCATGTTGGTGAGTTTCCCAGATGGCACCTTCGTCGTATCGTCGATTTGCTTCTGGATTACCAAAGTACGGGAACTGTCTAGCAAATCCAATACTCATTGCTAACGCCTCTTCTCTAGGGGTGAGGCTTACCTTCCATTTGTTATTTTCTTCGCTCATGGGGAGCATGGTATTAGCTACTAGCCAATTTGTCAAGTGGAGCTGGGGGGATTCGAACCCCCGTCCGATAAGCCATCGTCTGTTCTTCTACGTGCGTAGGCTCTACCAGCCACGGTACTGCGGTTTGCGTTTGCGGTCGCCACCGTAATGCTGTGTTCTATTTATTTAAACCCTGTGGCGATTAGTTAGAACTACTTCTACCAGAGGGGCTCAGCTAAGCAGCTAGAGCGAATGCAGACTGTGAGTTTGCGTTTATTTTTGTTGCCCGATTCAAGAGGTACAGGCTTCTCTGCACGCTTCACCAGATTCAAACATACCGTCGAAACCAGTCAGCCCCATATTTAGTTGTCGTTTGTTACTACAGTTCCTACTTGCTCTAGGTCGGTAACTAGAGCGGCTTCTTCTGCAGTTGCAGTTCCGTTGATAACTTTAGTAGCTAGAGCCAAAGCAGTGTCAGCGTCGTCTGCAGTTACTTGATACCGCGCACCTGAGGTGATTATGTATTCCATACAAAAATTATAGCACCTTGCTCTCCCCCGTGGATTCGAACCACGAACCATTCGATTAACAGTCGAACGCTCTGCCGTTGAGCTAGAGGAGATTGATGGCTACTTGTTAGTAACCAATCGACGCTTCGCAGCATCGAAAATCTTTGGACGCTTCTTTCTAGCTTTACCGTTCTTGCGGTCTGCTCCTGAAGTGTCTTTTACAGGAGCTGGAGCTCCACCCTTACCTTTTGCCATACCTCTCCTTAGATCAGTAAAAGTATAACACCCCCGTATTTCTACGAGGGTGTTAAGAGTGAGTAGGTGGAATGCGTTTTACCACCAAGGCCTGGTTGCTTCGGTCTCTAAAGCCCGCTACTAAGCCTACCTACAGTTGGGTTACACCCAGACGTTACTCCCTGCAGTGCCTTACCACCCCGTGCAACTTTGAGGTTGTTCAGCCATACTCCAGCTTTTCCGTCGAATCGCTGTTGGTAATAGATTAGCACCTATTCAGTGCCTGTCAAGTTATGTTCGCTCAGAGCGAATTTATTATACGTCGAACCTGTCGTTGTTCATGACCTTCTCCCATGCGGCGATAAAGTCAATGACAAATTGCTGCTGGCCGTCGTCTGAAGCGTAAACTTCAGCGTAGGCGCGGAGAATCGAGTTAGACGCAAACACCATGTCTGCGCGAGATGCAATCCACTTGACTTCCTGAGTCTTGCGGTCACGTCCCTGATACAGGTTGTCTAGAACTGGACTCCACTCGGTGTCCATGTCCAAGATGTTCCTAAAGAAGCATGGCTTGAGGACACCTGGCTGAGTTACCAAGTCGGATACAGCGGAGTTTGCGTGACGCACTCCAAGAGCACGTAGACCGCCGTACAGAGCAACCATCTCTGGAGGGGTTAGGCCTAGGAGAGCTGCCTTGTCGATTAGTAGACGGTCTAGCGAGTCCGCGTACTTCTTGTGGCTCCAGTTGATAAACGCATCTGCAACTGGGTAGAGGTGGTTGAATGAATCAACGTCTGTCTGCTCCTGAGTTGCATCACCACGTCCGCCTATGAAGCCAACAACAACTGGAACTCCGCCGTCGTTTGCAGCCTCTTCAACAGCATAAGAACCAGCGAAGACAATCAGGTCAGCCAAGGACATTCCAGACTCTGGCTGGATCTCCTTTAGCTTCTCGATAGTTGCAGCAACATCAGAGTTGACTGGCCAGCTCTTCTGTGGCTCTAGGGCGATGCGTGCACCATTCGCTCCACCGCGCTTGTCAGTGTTGCGGTAGGTTGATGCAGACGCCCATGCAGTGCGGATCAAATCAGTGGCTGTTAGTCCAGAGTTGTCCAAAGCAATGCGAGTCATGTGCTTCTGAAGGATGGTCGGGTGTGAGCTCGAAGGAACTGGGTCCTGCCACAGTAGAACCTCTGACGGAACTTCTGGGCCATGGTAGCGAGCACGTGGCCCCATGTCGCGGTGGGTCAGCTTGAACCACGCACGAGCGAAGACGTCAGTGAAGTAGTCGAAGTCCTCTAGGAACTTGCGGCAGATGCGGTCATACTCCTCGTCTCCGAAACGGAGTGCTAGGTCAGTAGTGAGCATCTTTGGAATTACGTCATCTCCGCCGTGGGCGTGAGGTGCCATGTCTCCTGGCTCAATGTTGATTGGACGCCACTGCTTTGCACCAGCAGGTGACTCTTCCATCTCCCACTCGTACTTATAGATGAGGCGTAGGTAGTCGTTGTCCCAGCGGGTTGGGTGAGGAGTCCAAGTAACTTCTAGGCCAGAGGAGATAGTGTCGCCTCCGTGTCCAGCTCCCTGAGAGTTGTTCCAACCAAGACCAACGTCAGCTAGGTTGTCATTAGCCTCTGGCTCTGGACCAACCTGTGCAGCATCGCCAGCACCGTGAGTCTTACCAAACGCGTGTCCACCAGCGATAAGAGCAACAGTCTCCTCGTCGTTCATGGCCATGCGACCAAAGGTGGTGCGGATGTCAGCGGCAGCAGCCTTAAAGTCTGGGTTGCCATCTGGACCCTCTGGGTTTACGTAGATGAGACCCATCTGCACAGCAGCTAGTGGGTCCTCTAGAGTCTCGGCGTCGCGTGACTCGTCGTAACGCTTGTTAGCTAGCCACTCAGTCTCGTTACCCCAGTAGGTGTTGTCTGGCTCCCAGACGTCTGCACGTCCGCCAGCAAAACCGAAGGTCGGGAATCCCATGTCTTCGAGAGCAACGTTACCTGCAAGAATCATCAGGTCTGCCCAAGAGAGCTTGCGACCATACTTCTTCTTGACTGGCCACAGTAGACGACGAGCTTTATCTAGGTTTACGTTGTCTGGCCAAGAGTTAAGCGGAGCGAAACGCTGTAGGCCTTCGCCTCCACCGCCACGTCCATCTGAAACGCGGTAGGTTCCAGCAGCGTGCCATGCCATACGGATAAAGAATGGACCGTAGTGTCCGTAGTCTGCTGGCCACCAGCTAACAGAAGTCTTCATGACTTCTACAATTTCGTCTTTTACCTCGGAAAGATCTAGTTTGCCAAACTCTTCAACATAGTCGAAGCCCTCTTCGTAGGGGTCGCTCTTAGGGTTGCCCTTCAGAAGCGGGTCAACGCTAATTTGGTTTGGCCACCAGTCATTGTTGGTTGTGCCCATCTCGGCACTAGCACCGCCAGCAGTTCCCATTGGCATAGGGCACTTTGCTTCAGCGGAGCTGTCGTTTACGTCGTAGTTACTCACTAATTCCTTCTCCTTGGTTCAGTGTTGCACAGACAATCCTTGCGATACGGTCTGCGAATATCATGTCTTCTTGTTCTCTAGAAAGAAACGCGGCTCCTGGGGGAGGCTCTGGAGTGTACTCCTTTGCGTTGCCCGAAAGGATATCGTTTACTCTCGCAGCTACAAGCGTACCAAACTTTTCTTGCATGAGCTGCTTGTTATACATGTTGATTAGATCTTGAGTCATTTCTATCCTTTAGTAGCTCTATTCTCCTTGCGCACTGGGTTGTAGACCTTGGATGTTGCAGTTATTGGCTGCTTGTAGCCGTAGCGCACAAGTCGAAAGCGTAGAGCACCGTGAGTAACGCCGAGCCTCTTGGCTAGACGGTACAGGGTAACTCCCTCAACCGTGTGTGCGTGATTAAGAAGCGCGGTGTACTCTTCTGCCTCTTCGCGGTACTTAGTTCCGTTAGAACGGACCTGCTGGGCGTAGGGCTGCAACTCCAGTAGACGCTTGAGCGTGTCTGGGTGCGGCTCGATGTACTGCGGCTTCGGTCGCTCTGGCTTTACTGGAGGCTCTGGGATCTCGATATCGAGACTGTAAGAGAACTCTTCAGCCAGCTCGTCAATTGCTTTTGCAATCTGTCGGACGCGCTCTCTGGTCAGACCAGAGGCGTTAGCAACGGCTTCGTAGGTCCAATTGTTGTTTACCAGTTCTTTAATAAGAGAGTCCCGCTGAGCACCCGTCACGGAGGTGAAAGCTATCACGATTTCTTTTGGCAGTCTTTGATTTTTCTTGATGTAGTTTTTTTCGTCACTCATGGTTGTCATTTCTATCTCTCTCTTGTAAATCTATTCTTTGGTATTCGATTGTTAACTTCAGTGATAGTTACTCGGTAGTGGTCCAGTGATGCCATATCTTGTATGTGTGAAGATATTGCTACATCGGTAACATGAACCATTGACTCCAAGAGGGTTACCATCTTCTGAACTTCTTGAACGTCACTGTCTAGTGGGCATTGAATCTCTACCTCGCAGTCAAGCATGTCAAAGACGCCGCTACCCGCAACTGCATCTCTAAATTCGTTGTAATCAGATACCTTCATTGTTCTTGAATAGCTTGACACTATTTTCCTTTCTGGTCATTCATCAAATCGTCATGGGCATCCTTGGGCAGGAGTGCCAACCCGAAAAAAGTTATTAGTAGCAGTATTAGCCAAGCAAGAAATGATCCTCCTAGTAGAAGGAGCACCAGTAGTAGCCACATAGGCATCTCAATCATTAGGCTTCCCTTCTTGGGGATAGAACTGCAAACGCTAGTGCAACTAGTCCAAGCGGGGGAGCAAGGTCAGGTGCCATAAACGCTGCTACCAAGGTAGCGATGATAAAGACAACCGAAAGGATTGCGGTCCATACGAGTGAACGTAGGAAAAGGTATAGCTTCATGTTTAGTCTTTCTTGTCTTTGGGGAAGACAACTCCGAGGAGTGGTCCAGGCATGTTCTTTCGAATCTTGCGGAGTCTACGTCCTTCTTTTAGGTTGGCGTAGATTCCTCGTATAGCGGGGCCCGCGAGGATTAGCACAATGATTGTAAATCCAAGGGCTGGAATTAGCTTTTCTATCTCCATAGGGTTAGCTTACCACTACCAGCGCAAATATACAACTCTAGAGTTTTCGCTCTCGGCGAACGAGTCGACAGTCTGTAGGTTAGTGTCCTTCTCTGGGTTGGACGCGTGAATCATTAGACCTCCACCAATGTAGACGCCGATATGGAAGTAAGACGAAGCACCTGACTTCTGGAAGGCTACGAGGTCTCCAGCAATAGGCGCGTCTACGATTTGCGAACGGATGTCGCGAACCTGTGCGGTTGCGGAGTGGATTACGTCTTGGAACCCGCGGTGATTGAGATACCACTGGGTAAGCCCAGAGCAGTCCCAGATAAGCGGAGTGTTACCGAATCCATATGGAGTCCCAATATGGGACCACAATGCTGTAATAGCGACGTCTACCGCAATCTGCTGGTTGTAGTAAACGTCTGCTTCAGCTTCCTCGGCTTCCTTTATAAGAAACGCCTTTGCCTCGATGGTCTCAGCGCGAAGCTTTTCCATCTCCATCTGGAACTCTTGCTGCATAGCTAGTGAAGCGAGTGGACCTTCGTTGGCATATCTGCTGTAGAAGGACTCGTCCTGCACGTACACAATTTGCGTAGGCGTGTACTCAAACGGCTCTGGGTCAGCCACTGCAACTTGTGCAGAGCCAACCGCCGAAAGAGTAACTAGCAGTACTACTGCCTCTCCCAATTTCTTCATCGTGTAACTCACGACCTACCTTTCCTTGCGTTAATGCGTAGTCGTTGTTTGCAATGTGTTCGATTGTATAGGGGCGTTTATTGTTTTGTCAAGCGCTAAAGCATGATTCGCTTATACATTGCCCTGTAGGTAACTCCCGCTGCCTCTGCCAGCTCTTTGATAGGCACGTTGTTGGCGTGCAGTTTCTTGCATAGTTGTGTTAGACGCTCGTTAGCAACCGCGGCTGCAGAAGTAGATGACATGCGGGAGCGATAAGTACGAGCGAGTGGTGCTAGATAGTGGATCTGTTGCAGGTCATCTGGGTTGATGCCTGGAGACTCTGGACGGACCTTTTGGTATCCGTTCTCGTCTGTCTTTAGTTTTGGTTTTGGAATAGGGGCGTCTGCGAAAAGCAAGCAAGCGTCACTGTCCCAGTTATCTTCGGCGCGTAGTACCCAGCTGCGTACGGTGGAGCGAGGGCGTTTGCGAGGGAATGATTGCCCGATGGCATCGAGCGGCCAACCTTGGTCAAAGAGCATCTTTACTCGATATATGAGGACCTCCTTGGGGAGAGTATTGAGA